CCCAAGCGTCTATCCAACGCGAAACTACAGGAACTCACATCATGACAGAAGAAGTAATCATTGAAGCACCAAAGACTGACTTCTACCTACGTCTCAACGCTGAGTCAGATATGCCTACTGTACTGTCTGACTTCTACCGTCAAGACTACGTTACTCAGGTAGACGACGAGGGTGTTGAAACTCAGGTAGCAGACGGCGATCCCTACCTCGTAACTCACAGTCACGACTACGCTATTGACGTAGTGGGAACGATACAGGAACCAACGGGAACCATGCTCACTGATGACGAGGGCAATGAGTATCCAGAGATGGCGCCTGTGTCGGGCTGGCACGTAAACGTAAGGCTCGTGGGCGATGCTGTACGTGAGACGGTAGAGGCTCTGGACACTACACACGGCGTAACACCTAACTCACCATCAAGGGTTTGGCTATGACAGACTACACAAAGACTACGGACTTTGCTGCTAAGGACTCTTTACCTTCTGGTAATGCAGGTAAGGTCATTCGTGGTACAGAGTTTGAGACAGAGTTTGACAACATTGCTGCTGCAATTGCTACAAAGATTGATGAAACAGGTGGTACGTTTACAGGAACAGTAGCGTTTAACGACGTAACAATTACTACTGCAGACATAGCTGGTCTTACTGTTTCTGGTAGCACAACGTTAGGCGATGCAGCTACAGACATTGTTCTTTTTAATGCTGACATTGCTTCTAGTTTAATTCCTTCTGTTAACAACACTCATGACATTGGTGCTGTAGGCAGTCAGTGGAAAGACTTATATCTAGACGGTAAGTTGTACGTTGATTCTATTGAGTTTAACGGTACTGACATTACTGCTACTGCTGCTGAGATTAACTATCTAGACGGTGTTACTTCAGACATTCAAACTCAGTTAAATAATCGGTTGTCAAAGATTGGTGGAACCATGACAGGTGACATCACTATGACTACAGGTACTGCTATCAACTTTGGTAGTAACTCTGAGTTACAGATCGAAAGAACAAACACAGCAAGCATTATTAGAGACGCTGGTACAAACAACTTGTTCTTGCTTTCTAACGGTGACGCTGTTGTTTTAGGAACTGACGATCCAACATTTGTTAACTCAGTAAGAGCAAACATTGGTGGTTCTGTTCAGCTTTACCACAACGGTACAGAAACAGTAACAACAACAAGTACTGGTGTTAACATTGTTGGTCAAATTTTAACCAATAACATCAGACTAGATAATCCTACTGTTCCTACTTCAGCTACTGATACAGGCTCTGCTGGGTCTATCTCGTGGGATGCTGACTACATTTATGTATGTGTTGCTACTGATACATGGAAGCGTGTAGCTATTGCTACTTGGTAATCATAATGACAGAAGATCGTTTAAACAGAATCGAACAAAAGATAGATAAGCTGTCAGAGGCGATCACTATGATTGCTCGTGTCGAAGAAAAACTACTGGCTAACAATGCTCGTGTAGATCGACTTGAGTTCCGTGCTGACGAACAAGAGGGTGACATTGATAACCTAAAAGAAATAGTAGGTTATAACTCTCAGTCAGTAAAGATTGCTGAACGCTTTGTGTGGATCTTAGTCAGTGCTGTAGTTGGCTTAGTCATGTACGGATTTAGAACATGATCCAACAACTGCTTGGTCCTCTTGTTTCTTTAGCTACTGGGTTTCTTGAGCGTAAAGCTGAAGAGAAACGTGCTGTACATGAGCGTAAGCTAGAGATTATTAAGCAGGACAGTAACTGGGAAAACATACAGGCTGGTAACGCAGGATCATCATGGAAAGACGAGTGGTTTACCTTATTGTTTTCTATACCTTGTATTCTTGCGTTTTACGAACCAGCAGTACCTGTAGTTATGCAGGGCTTTACTGTTCTTGAGAACATGCCTGAGTGGTACAAGGCTTTCTTAGGCGCTGCTGTGGCGGCATCGTTTGGCCTACGTGGTCTGGCTAACTGGAAGAAATAATATGGCTACTGGAATGTTTCAAGCGCCTAGGCCTTTAACGCCTGAAGAATTTTTTAGGCTTCAAGGCGAACAAGATTTTGTTAACTTTATTAGCCAAACAAACAATCAACTAGGCATGTTGCAAGAAGCACAAAGAATGTCAGGTGATGGTGATTTACTGGACGAAGATATTGATAGTGCTCCAACAGGAGAGCTTGACCCTAGCCTAGCAGAAGAAAGTGTTTGGAACATGCTTACTTCTATTATGGCAGGAACCCAAGGAACTATTGAAGGGCTTGATCCAGAAATTATAAACGCTCTTAAAACTTCTTTAGATGGAGTTAACGCTGAAGAATTACGTAGTGTAGCTGCAGAAATTGTAGCTGCTGGTGGCTATCAAGAATGGTTAGCACAACAGCCTACAGGTGATCCCGGCGACACACAACCACAACCTGAACCTGAACCCGAGCCTGAACCTGAGCCACCACAACAAGTAGGAATTAGTTTAGAAGACTTTCAGACACAGTTTGAAAATGTTGAAATAACTCAGGACATTGTTGACAGCGGTATGTATACAGATCCAGAAACAGGGACTGTATATGTAATTAACTTTCCCCCAGACTATCAAATTCCTGAAGATGCTGGCGGAGGTGGTGGAGAACTTGAACCTCAACCAACTGATGGTATTCAAATAGAAGAAGACGATGAGTGGGTTTACGAAGGTAATGGAATATTTAGAAGAAACGCTGACGGTGCTGTTATTGATGTAACAGATCCTAATAGCGGTTTTTATGATGATGACTTTGATCCAGAAAATAATCCTTTTATTGTAGGTGATGTTTATGGTGGTCCCGGTAGAGTAGGTGAGCCAGAACCTACACCAGAACCTGAGCCAGTAACTCGAACGTGTCCTCCCGGTACTGTATATAATGATTTGTTAGACATCTGTGAAATTGACTTAACAGTGCCTACAAAAGGTGATGCCCCTAGACAAGCGCCTATTGAGCCAACTGACCCTGTAGACCCTAATGGTGGTAACGGTAACGGAGGCGAAGGTAACAATGGCGATGGCAATGGGAACAATGGCAATGGAGGAGGAGATGACGGTGACGGATCTGGTGATGGCGAACGTAATGGGATGTTTGAAGACAAATTTAAACCGTTCATGACTTCTATAGGTTATACACCTGTACAGTTACAACAACTTGTTACACCGCCGAAGAAAGATTATATGAGAGAATTAGATGGTCTGTTTGGGAGACTACTTGGATGACATACCTAAACATAATGAACAACGTACTGCGTCGCTTGCGTGAAGAGGAAGTAACAACTGTTAATGAATCTACTTATTCTAGGATGGTAGGTGACTTTATTAACGACGCTAAGACAATGGTAGAAGAGTCAACTGACTGGTCTGCACTGCGTAGAACTATTAGTGTTACTACTGTTGCTAGTGATAATCAGTACTCACTAACTGGCTGTGGCGACAACGTAAAAGTAATGTCAGCCTTAAATGACACTGAGAACTGCTACTTAGCTTATCAAACAAAGGACTGGTTTAACGAGCAGTTGTACCTTAAGGACGTACAAGAAGGTGCTCCTAGGTACTATACCTTTGACGGCCTTGACAGCAACGGTGACACTCAGGTGCTTGTTAGTCCTCGTCCTACTGCTGCTCAGACACTCAGGTTTGACGTTATTAAAAGACAAGCTGAACTAACTGCTGATAACGATAATTTACTTGTACCTGAGAAGCCTGTAATCCACTTGGCTGTAGCTTTGTTGGCTCGTGAGCGTGGTGAAACAGGTGGTACTTCTACTGCTGAGTACTTTGCTATTGCTGATAAGTACTTGTCTGACGCTATTGCTATTGACGCAGCAAAGCACCCAGAAGAGATGATCTTTAGGACTATCTAATATGTCTCAACCATTACAAAGTATTAATCTTGTAGCACCAGCATTTAAGGGAATCAATACAGAAGATTCTCCTATTGCTCAAGATCCTTCGTTTGCAGAAGTAGCAGACAATGCTGTTATTGACAAGCGTGGTCGTATTGCTGCACGTAAGGGTCATGTTCTTATTACTGAAACAAACGGTACAACCCTACGTCAGATCAAAGAGTTTAAAGACAACGCAGGAAACACAGAGATATTTTCTGTTGGTGACAATACAATCTTTAAAGGAACAACAACTTTAACAGCACAAACTATCCCTAGCTATACGATTACTGCTGACAACTGGAAGATAGTTAACTTTAACGACAACCTGTACTTCTTTCAAGTAGGTCACGAACCTCTTGTTTACAATGATACTGACGGTATAAAAAAGATGTCTGCTGTTACAGGTGCGTCTCTTATTGCTGACATTCCAAAAGCCAATGAAGTTATTGGTGCGTATGGTCGTCTTTGGTGTGCTGATACAGGAACTGATAAGTCTACTGTTTATTGGTCTGACTTGTTAATTGGTCAAAACTGGACAGGCGGTACAAGCGGTAGTATTGACATTTCTAAAGTATGGCCTGACGGTTATGACGAGATTGTCTCTTTAGCGGCACACAATGGATTTCTTATTATCTTTGGCAGACACAGTATTGTTGTGTACCAAGGTGCTGAAGCGCCAGCAACGATGTCACTAGCAGATACTGTTGCAGGTGTAGGTTGTGTTGATCGTGACACTGTACAACATACAGGTACAGACGTATTGTTCTTGTCACATACTGGACTGCGTAGCTTTGGACGTACAATACAACAAAAGTCTATGCCTATTAGTACGTTGTCTAAGACAATCACAAGAGACATTACAGCGCTACTGCAAAGTGAAACAAGCTACTATCGTTCTGTATACAGCCCTGAAGAAAACTTTTATCTTCTTACATTCGTAGGACAACAGACAACGTATTGTTTTGACCTTCGAGGACAATTAGAAGACGGTTCGTTTAGAGTAACGCTCTGGCCCGGCTCAGTGTTTACTTGTTATGAGCGCTTAGAAAGTGGTGATTTGTACGTAGGAACATCGTTAGGTATAAGTAGCTACGGCGGTTACTCTGATAACGGTGATGCATATCGGTTTAGATACTACAGCCCTAGTCTTACTTTTGGTGACATATCAAAGTTAAAGATACTTAAAAAGATTAAACCTACTTTGGTTGGTGCTAACAGCTCAACTGTGTTTATGAAGTTTGCGTATGACTTTGACACAACGTACCGAACAACAGAGTTTACAGTAGGCAATCAAACACCTGCTTACTTTGGTGTTAATGAGTTTCATGGGGACGATCCCGGAGATGAGTCTAATCCATTGTCAGAGTTTACAGGCGGTGCGTTGACAACACAACGAAGTTTAAACGCAGTAGGTAATGGATCTACTGTTGTTATTGGTCTGGAGGCTGACATTAGTGGGTCTCCTTTGTCTTTACAAGAAATTAATGTACAAGCCTTAATAGGCAAAACAGTTTAATAGCGGAGATTTATAATGGATGACTTATTAGAGTTTTTAGGCATATCAGGAGGAGAAGCTCTTGGCGGTGCTGCTGCTTTAGGTCTTCTAGGTTCTGCTTACAGCCGTCTTGGCCGTATAGGAGAGCGTGGTCTAGGTCTAGGACAAGATCTTGCACAGACTCAGCTAGAGCAAGCAGCGTTTAGACCATACACTGTTACTACCGCTACAGGTGGTCAGTTCATGGCTGGTCCTGATGGTCAGTACACGATGGCCATGTCACCTGAAGAGTTAGCATTCCAACAACAAATGTTTGGCGGTGCTGGCGACTTCTTTACACAAGCTCAGGCTGATCCTAGAGTACGTGAAGAAGAGATCTATGGTCAAATCTCAGAAGCTTTAGCACCAGAGCAACGAGCACAACAGCTTGGTCTTGAAGAACGGTTAGCTGCACAGGGTCGTCTTGGTGTGCGTACAGCAGAGTTTGGTGGTACACCTGAAGCGTTGGCTATGCAGAAAGCGCAAGCACAGCAATTGTCTCAGGCTCGTTTAGGAGCAGCACAACAGGCACGTCAAGAACAAGCAGGACTAGCTGCACTGGGTCAACAGTACTTAGGTGCTGGTTATATACCTCAAGCTCAGATGTTATCTGCACTGGCTCCCGGTCAGACTGCTGCGGCTGCACAACAGCAAGCTCAGCTGTACGGTACAGGATTGTTTGGTGAAGCTACTGCTTCTGGTATTGATGCGCTACTTGGTTCAGCGCTAGGACAAGCTAACTTACTAGGCGCTGCTGGTAGTGGTTTGTTGGCTGGATTGTTTGGAGGAAAATAATCATGGCTAGATTTGGTAGAAGTTTTGTACAGGCCGCTACTCAGCCCCAGTATGCTCAAGGGTTGTTCACTGCTGCTCAAGATATAGCAAGTGCGCCTCGTCGTAGACGTGAAGAAGAAGAAAAAAGAAAAACATATTCTATGTTAGCGGGTATTCAAAGCGATATTTACTCGACACTACAGAATGAAGACTTAACAGATGCAGAAAGAGCTACTCGTTTAGACGAGCTGAAAAAAAGTGCTTTAACCGCTTCTGAAAACATTGAAGGGATTAATCCTTTAACTGTTGAAGGCATGGTACGTACCGCTAGACGTGATGTATTTGCTGAGCAAGAACAGCGACGACAGTCAGAAAGAGCTGATGAGCGTCTTGAGTTATCGTTTAAAAATTTAGGTCTTCAAGAAGCTGCTGCTAACAGAGCCGCCGAAAAACATAAAGAGTTTATGGGAACGGCTGAGTATCGACAAGCTCAAAGAGATTTTCAAACTAATCAACAACTTCACACTACAATGGTACAAGCTGCTGAAGGTTTTTCAACAACAGAACAAGGCAGAGAAAATTTTATCAAGGCTTATGGCGAAGATAAAGTAGGTATCTTTGACGCTATTAAAACAAAAAATGACACAGCTATAGCACAACGAGATAAAATCTTATCAGATGCTGAGCAGGGTAAGTTTACGTTTACTAAAAACGATCTCATGGAAAAACACGGTTTTGATGAGAAGGCCGCTAATAACCTACTAGCTGTTGCTAAACAGTCTCCTAAGAGAGCTTCTGAGATTTTTGCTAATTATCTGTTTAAGACTCAAAAAAGAGTAGAAGTTCCTAGTGCTTATGTTTCATTGTTCCAAGAAGCTGCAATGACTCAGGCAGAAAAAGAACTAAAAGCAGCTGCTACACTACCTTTAGGTATAGCAGTAACTGATGAAGAAATTGAATCTAAAGCAGCAAGAATGGCCTTAGCAGCAGCCGAAGCTTATGTGGCGTCTGGAGGTAGTTTTGACGCGGCTATGCAAGCTGTTACCGGGGAGTCTGTTAGAAGTGATTTAGGACAGACAGCAACAGAAGATCCTATGGCAGAACTAAGAAGACTAAGTGAGCAATATAGCTCAGTGGATGACGCTAAAGAATCATGAACTTTCCAATAATAGAAGCTAAAGACATCAAAGCAGGAGAAGAACTTCGTGAAGCTTATGCAATGGTGCAAAGGCTTGAGGAAGGTAACGCCCCTGAAGAAGTATTAACTAGAGCAAGAGCTATTGTAAAAGAGTTAGAGGCTCCTGTTGCAGCTGATGAAGATAGCTTAGACGCTATAAGACTCAAAGTAGCTGAAGCAGATAAAGTAATTGCTAACCTTGTCAAGGCTGATGCACCTAAGAATGTCATTGCAAAAGCGCAAGAGATTCGTAGAGACTTAGCAGATCCTTTAGACTCAACAGAAGAGATTCGAGCGTTTGCTGGTACGGCTTTAGAAGGTATCAGTGCTGGTATGCTGGGTGATGAGTTTAGAGCCTATGCTATATCTTCACTAACTGGTGCTGACTATGACGAACAGTTAGAAGAAGAGCGACGAATCGAAGCAGAGTTCTTCCATGACAATCCTTTGGTGGCCAACGCTACGCTAATTGGTGCAGGTTTTCTACCGTCTGGTCTGTTGTTAAAAGCTGTAGGAACAGGAAAGACAGCCCTGCAAGGAGCTGTTAGAGGACTTGCTGTTGCTGGCGGCGAAGGTGCTGTATACGGCTTTTCTGAAGGCGAAGGTGGTTTTAAAAATCGACTAGAAAATGCAGCTACTGTAGGCGGTTTTAGTGGTGTGTTAGGCGCAGGTGTCGGCGGCCTTGTTGGTCGTGCAGAAGGCAGGTCACTAGCCCGTGTAGAAGCAGAACGTGCAGCAGAAGAAGCTCGCAAGGAAGCTGTTAAACTCCTTAATAAGCCTAGCAGTAACCATGATGAAGTTATCGGTGCTTTCCAGAAAGAGATGGATGAGGTTGCTCTTAACATAATGGTCAAAGAAGGTCGTGATCTTAACGGTCTTGATTATGGTAAGGCTCTTAAACTAGCCTCAGAAAATACTGGAATAAGTATCAATCGTTTACGTCACGCTGAAGCTGCTCGTGGTAGAAGTGTAATAAACTTTGATAACTTAACAGCTAAAGAGCTTAGAGAAAGAGTAGGTACGTTAGCAGACGAGACGGGTTTTGTTAACGGCAGATACAGACCTAATCAGTTCACAGCTTGGGTTGATGATAAGTTACGTGATGTAGGTATTCTTTCTGAGAAACAAGTAGGCAAGCGTTTCGGTGCTCAGATGAGACGCACTGCTTCTCTTATGGCCCGTAATCATGCGGCTACAGAGAATGTATTAGCAGGTAAAAATATACAGGCATTTAACAAAGCATTAGAAGATGACTATACAGTACGTATGCACATCTTAAATATGTCTAATATTGATGCTGCTAACCCGGCTGCTAACATTGCAGAGAGAGCTACCGCTTACCGTCAAGCAAAGACTTTGTTAGCTAGAAACTACGGTGAAGATGCTGCAATAGGTCTGGACGCAACACTGGCTAAGATTCGTGCAAACTCAGCAAAAAGAAGAGAGTTTGTTGATAGTGGTTTGCCTGATGATCCTTACTACTTTCCATCATTAGCTTTGTCAAAGCAGCCTAACACTGGTTTCAGAACAGCGACTCCTGCAAAGAAAACAAGTACAGAATCTTACGATCAGAAGCGAGGACAGTTACTTGATCCTGATCAGGCGGCTGATTATGAAAACCCTATGGTTGTTGCTAAGGATTGGTTGCGTAAATCTGACTCTGAAATAGCGGCTGCTCAGACTCTTAAGCTAGAAAATCTAAATGTTCGTCGTCAACGACTACAACAAAGAGCAGCAGCAGGTGATAGAAGAGCCGCTAAAGCTTTAGCAACTTTTGAGTATCGCGTAAAGCGCGGTGATGCTTTGTACGATACGTTAAAAAAAGCAGCTAGACAAGAAGGCTCTGACATCAGAACAGCAGAAAAAGCTCAAGACATTCTCAGATCGCTTGTTGTTATGGGTTCTAGAGGTCCAGAAGGGTGGATCAGTAACCTACGTAAGGCGGCGTACATGGGTACTATTGCCAACCCTTACTCAGCTATTCTGAACTTAGGCGATGTATTCAACTCAGCCGTTAACTACGGTGCAGAAAACACTTTAGAGGCGGTGTTAGATACTATCCGTAAACGTGGTGTTGATATCAGCGTAGAAGACGTGGGTCTAGCTAAGCAGGTAACAGGTGAATTTTTACGTGAAGGTTCTTCCGCTGCTCAGAAAAGATTCAACGAAATGAACGAAGCTGCTTTTAAGTTATCTGGCTTTACTGATGTGGACCGTTTTGGTAAAAACGTAGCACTGAAGGCGGCTGTTAAACAAGGTCAAGAGTTAGTTAGGAAAGGGCAGTTAAGAGAAAAGTACGGACATGCTTTTACTAACAACGAGTTTGAAAGGCTCAGTCGAGACCTATTAGCAGGTAAGAAATCTAAACTTGTTACTGACTTCGCTGCTGTTCAGTTATCTAGACTTCAGCCTAGTGATATGGCTGCTTTACCTAAATGGTACCTTGATCACCCTAACTGGCGTGTTCTTTACATGCTCAGAACGTTTGGTCTCAAGCAGTTACAACAGCTAGAAACTTTAATTGTTAACGAATGGAAGCAAGGTAACAAAAAAGAAGCTATCAAGAACGGAATGGCTTACGGTCTTATTGTAGGAGGCGGTAACGCTACTCTTAATGAAGCACGTCAAATCTTAAAAGGTAACGAACCTCAGCTTGAAGAGATGCCTATGCGTTGGGCAGATCATATGTTAGGCGCAACTACTTTAAACACACTAGGTGCTTATGGTTTAAGAAAAGCCCAACAAGGAGATGTCAGCGGTTTGGCTGCTTCAGTAGCCCCTGCTCCACTGTCTATGGTGTTAGCGCCTGTAGTAGACATAGCGCAGTTTGGACCGGGAGGCACCAAAGATCTCGATGAATTTTTAGAAGACAGCGAAACCTTTGGTTGGCTCCCGTGGGGTAACCTAGTTCAAGACTGGGTAGAAGATTAGATCTCGCAGTTGTTACCAGTACAGGCTAACGTCTGTGATCCTTCAGTGTTGTCAGCGTTCTCAGAGATGTTCCAATCGATTGTCTCTGGGAACTCTGCTTTCAACTTCTCATAAGTCTCAATATCGACAGGCTCATAAGGTGCTTGCTGATATGTGTGCTCACTGTATGGCAAGAATGATATACCACTGATCTTATCAAACTTGTTATACAACCACTGACCTACTTCCAAGAACTCATCGTCACGATAGTAACAAGTCATTGATGGTTTATGTTCACACCAGTAGTCCTGATAGATCTCCCATAGCTCTAACTGCTCCATAGCACCCATCTCAGAGGCTACTACAGCCCCGTCAGGAGACTTAATAGGGAAGGAGAATACCTTGGTACTGGGTGACATTACGTCGTCCTCTACAGGCACTCCTGCGGCCTCTAAGATAGTACATAAAGGATCTCGTGCATCAGCTCTTACTCGTCTAATGTACTGATCTGAGTAGCGAGGGTGGATACCACTAGCAGAATCAACCAGCTGACTAACAGTGCCGGAAGGTTTAACAGCAGTAATAGCAGCGCTAGGATTAATACCAAGCTTTGAAGCCCACTGCTTATTAGTTGCAATTGCTTCTTCCTTGAGTTCAGTAAGCCAAGTTTTGAGAACACCTTTGTCTCTCCTTCCTGATAGTGTTGGGTGATCCATGATACCCGTTAACGACACACCAAGTAACGCTTCCTCTTCAGTGTTGTTTTTCCACACCTTACGTAAGTAACGGAAGTCAGTTAAGGTAGCCTGTAAAGTTCCAAGGATAGCCGCAACACGTACTTTTCGTTTGAGGTCTGACAACGTATCGGTTGACCGGACAACAACTTCCGATAGATTGCAGAATTGGTAAGGTCGTAGGATGATCTCGCTACATGGATTAGTTCCAAAATCATAGGTAGCATCTCGTCGCTCGTTCTTTGCAGCTTGCTTTTGACTTGCGACTCTAGAGAACATACCTCGCTCTCCTGATCTTGATTCATATAAACTCTTCCATTCATTTAGAAACGCTTCAAAGTCTGGCTTCTCTGTATAACACGCACTGTTGTTTGCTAGTCCTCGTTGGGGATTGTCCTGCCACCACTGACCTGACTTACACCGTCGTAGTCGATCGTCAGTGAGGTTACTGAGACTGATGAGAGCACTTCGCCTAACTCCCCCGACGACAACGATTTGTGCAATCTTACAGCAGAGATCGTGA